TATGGGACGACATAATAATGATCGTCAAAAAGCGTATGATGAATTCTATGATTTCACATTAAAACAACTCTGTAGTTGGGGTTGTATGTTTAACGATCTCTGGTTAGGTAAACCATCTGGAGATTTTTACATTGATGATAAAGGGATTAACTCTAATGACTTCTTCAAGAATTGGCCCATCTCGGAAACCTAAGAGTCCGAGGGCAGCAGAACCAGTAAAACGTGTTCCTAAAGGTTGGGGACATGAACTTTGGATTGCAAACTGCGAAAAGTATTGTGGTAAACTCCTGTATATCAAGAAAGGGAAACAATGTTCTTGGCATTTCCATAAGTTAAAAGACGAAGTATTTTACATACAGAGTGGTAAAGTAAAAATTTATTATGGTTGGGACGATAAAATCGAACTAGCTCATGTTGCTCTTCTAGAAGTGGGAGATAAGTTTCATGTTCCCATTGGTTTAAAACATAGAATGTATGCTCTAGAAGATACCGAATTATTTGAATTCTCTACAGAGCATTTTGATGAAGATAGTCATAGAGTTATTCCAGGTGATTGATGCAGATAACTGATTTAATTATTGTAGAGAAAAATATCTTATCTACAGAAACTTGCGATGAATTAATTCAGTACTTTGAGGATAGTCCTGATTTATGGGATGATGGCAAGGTAGAATATTTTGTTAATGGTCAATATCAAGGAAAGAAAGTTAATAAAGAACATAAGAACTGCACACAATTTATGTTTCCTATTGGTCATAAGTATGCTGATGTAATGACCAAAGCAATTCACCAGATTTATGATAGGGGAATGCAGAAGTTTTCCTGTTGGCCTAAAGAGAACTTGGCAATATTAGATTATACTATTAGAAAATATCCCAAAGGAGAAGGCGTATTTAAACTACATGTTGATCAAGCTGATGGTGGAACCATGTCAAGATTGTTTGCATGTATCATATATTTGAATGATGTTGAAGAAGGCGGAGAAACATTTTTTCCAGATTGGAATTTGGCAGTAAGACCAGAGAAAGGTAAGGTATTACTTTTTCCATGTAATTGGTTATTTCCACATGGATCTAATTTAAATGTATCTCATGACAAATACATTTGTACAGCTTTTATAAATTTAAACTATGATGTACCTATGGTAACTCCTGAATGACAAAGTGTGTTAATATTGATAGTGAATCTAAAATATCAGATCTGATTTACATTTTTGACGATCTTCTTGATGAAGATAAATGTGATCAAATGATTCAATGGTACAGAGATAATCCAGATCTACATAAACAATTGGTAGGTAATGCTGGGTATGAACATCAGTTAGATTTAGAGTCTCTTAGGGGACATGAAGCTACAATGTCATCAGATAACCCATTGTCAGATGTTTTAACAGAAGTTTGTCTAAAAGCATATCAAAAAATATCCGAGAATGGTTGCACTACACCACAATCGGATATTTTTATAAATGGACATGCTGTAAGAAAGTATGAAAAAGATGAGGGAGTATTTGAAACTCACGTAGATCAGTATGCTGGATCAACTGTTGTTAGGTTGTTTGGTATTATTGTATATCATAATGATGTGGAGGAAGGTGGAGAAACTATATTCCCTACATTAGGGGTAGGTGTTAAACCTAAGAAGGGGAGAGTTTTAATATTTCCATGTAACTGGATGTTCCCACATAAGGGATGTATCCCCACATCTGGACCTAAGTATTGTTCTGCAATGTTTATTAGTTTTGTGCCTGAAGGTACTCCTCGACCGTCCTGAGTCTATAATTTTTTAACCACTTCATATCAGCACAGGTATAATCTTGATATTTTCCTTTTAGATGATTAGGGAACGGGACCATTTCGATGGTTCCGTTTTCTTTTTTAGCGACCAGTTCTGCAACATCATAAAATGATATAGGATTGCCAGTTCCAATATCGTATATACCACTAGGAGCATCATTGTTCATTACAATGTTAACAATGTCATCAACACACACAAAATCCCTATAGAATTTTTCAGATCCCTCAAACAATTTTAGTTTGCCAGTCTCCCTAACCTGTTTGGTAAATTTGGATACTGGACTAGCTTGATCTCCTTTATGTTCTTCACCACTACCATACACGTTAAAATATCTGAACCCCTGAATGTGTTTGAAGTTTTCAATATGATCTAAAACATAGTAATCAATGATTAGTTTTGAAATAGCATATTGGTTTAGGGGATTTATTAGTTTGCGATTCTTTTTTTGGTTCCCATACACAGATGCTGAGGATGCATATTTTACAGGAATTTGATACTCTATTGCTTTTGCAAGAAGATGAGCAGTGAAATCTTGATTATAGTGTGCGATAGTCATCCAATTCTTTTCTGTAGTGGAAGACATTGCACCATTATGAATGATTAGATATACTTTCTCCCAATCATCAAACTTAGATAAGAATTTCCAACCTTCTTTTTTATCAATACAGATAACAGGTTCTCTAAGTTGTTCTTCAATTACACGAAGAAAGTGGGAACCAATAAAACCTTCATGGCCAGTTAATAGAATCATTATGAAAAATGTAGAGGTAGAAAAAATACTTGTACTAGTCGATAGTTGTCGCCTTCAAAGAATCCTGGTTTATCATAGGCCCCATGAAGAACACTATCTGGATAGAAGATCATTCTATTATACTTCATTTCTGCTAAGTGAATCAATTCCCAAGGTCCAACGCTGTCACTAACAAAGTCCTCATCCCATATTCCGTCTTGAGAGGGATCGACTTGGTTCCCTTTATAATTGTAAAATGCAGTTCCACCCTGACATTCTTTATTCTTATTCAAATAAATCAATCCTGCCCAACCTCTACCATCACTACCAAATGGATAATCAATGTGTGGAAGACGAACTCTATCTTTAGATTGAGTTACATTTACAGAGAAAGGGACTTGTAGACATGCTTGATCAAAAGTATTAACTTCACCCATCTTCAGTCCATACACATTGTCAGCAATGCTCTTCCATACCTCATGCATATGATCTAGGTTCATATTCATATCTACTCTAGTTCCAGGCACTCCTCCACAAATTCTAGGATTGTTTGTTGGTGGACATCTAAGAGCTAGATTTCTAACCTTATCTGGATTCTTATAGAAATTGTCGATGTATACTATGGGAAATTCTTGCCACCCCATTACTTCAACTCTTGCATTCAACTCTTCATTGACTGCAAAGGTTTCTTGTTCATTAATAAAGTACTTTTTCATGTAACCTAAATACTTCGGAGAAACTTATGAATGTAGGAATGGCTAAACCTTCCAGCAGAGACGAGTTGAAAGAGTATGCTCTTAGGAAACTCGGAAAGCCAGTATTGGAAATTAACGTCGATGATGATCAAATCGAGGATCTCATCGATGATGCCATCCAATTCTACCACGAAAGACATGGCGAGGGAATAGATAGAGTCTTTTTAAAGCACAAATTAATACAATCTGAGAAGGATGTGTTAGCTGGTATTGCTTCTACCACTACAGGATCCAGTTCTCATGGTGGTATTGCCATGATGGAGTATGAAGAGGGTGCAAATTATCTTCCACTACCTGATAGTATTATAGGTGTTAATAAGGTATTTAAAGCTGATTCGTCATCAATCTCTGACGGACTGTTCAACATTAAATATCAACTGTTCCTTAATGATTTATATTACTACGGAGCGATCGATTTACTGAACTACGGTATGGTCAAGTCATACCTGGAAACTCTAGACTTCTTGATCAATCCAGATACCCAAATAAGATTTAACAAGAAAAATAGAAGACTATATCTAGATATTGATCTAAGTGGTATCGGTGGCAATCACTACCTAGTTATTGATTGTTACAGAGAAGTAGACCCCGAGAGTGCAACTTCCGTATACAATGATTCTTGGTTGAAGAGATACGTTACTGCTTTAATTAAGAGACAGTGGGGACAGAACTTAATTAAGTTCCAAGGAGTGAAACTTCCTGGCGGATTGGAGATGAATGGAAGACAACTCTTTGACGATGCGGTGAGAGATATTGAGATCTTAGAACAGGTCTTGATGACTGAGTATGCGATGCCACCCCTAGACATGATAGGATAATGCCATTAACACCATTCTTTTTACACGGATCACCAAGTGAACAAAGACTGATTCAAGACTTGGTGAATGAGCATCTTAGGAATTTTGGACAGGATATTCTGTACCTTCCTAGAAGGATTGTCAATGAACAAACAGTGATTAAAGAGATCACTGCTTCTAGGTTTGATGATAGTTTTAGAATCGAAGCCTACTTATCAAACTTTGATGGATTTGGAACACCATCGGATGTTCTAACAAAGTTTGGTGTCCGAGCGACTGATGAGGTTACCCTGGTTATCTCTAAAGAGAGATATGATGACTTCATTTCTCCCAAACTTAAGTTATGGCCAAAGGAAGAAATCAAGGTTGCAACCACTCCACAGGAAGGTGATCTTATTTTCTTACCACTTGATGATGCTCTATTTGAGATCAAGTATGTCGAAAGGAAGGTTCCTTTCTATCAGTTAAATGATCTCTACATGTATGAACTTAGATGTGAGATCTTTGAATATGAAGATGAGAGAATCGATCTTCCTAGTAATCTTACCGATGTTAATGGTGAGGAAATTAAGGATGGTATTGCTGCTGGTGGTCAACAGGTAACTATTCAGTTCCATAAAGACACCGTTGATAATGCCCTTGCAACTATTGGATATGCAAGTACTATTTTTGGTACTAAGTCTGTACAGTATATTCAGATGTTTGATGATGGAAACTATAAAGGAACTCCAAGTGTAAGAGTTGCTAAACCAAAGAGAGGTGAGAGAGCAACTGGTATAGTAACTAGTCTCGTCAATGGAACTGTAGAGAAAGTAGATATTACATTCGGTGGTAATAACTATATTCAAATTCCAACTATACAGTTCACACCTCCAAACAAACCATCTTCATCACAAATTAAGTTCGGTAATAATGGTCTAGAACATACTAGTTACAATGATGTAACAAATGCAAATATCAAAGCAACTTCAGATATCAATGCTAGAGTTACTGAGGATGGTAGACTAGTATTCA